ATGGTGGCCGCCACACCGGCAACCTGACCCTCCTTGATGCTATTTACCTTGTCCAGGATCCAATCAAGGGCACGGTGAGCAATGGCAGAAATTCCGTCGAATACGCCACCGAAGATGGCACCGATGGTGTTCCAGCCGTTGGTCCACATAGGAATCAGGGTGCCGGTAATCCAGCCGATCATAGCCTGGAACCGGGCCACCACGTTGCCCACGACCTGGGTTACCACGGCGTAGACCTGCGGGAAATTCTCTTTGACGTAGCTGACGATCTGATCCCAATGGGTGTACACGATAACCAGCAGCATCACAAGGGCGGTCAAGGCAAAGAACACGGGGTTGGCGGCCACTGCTGCAGCTACGCCGCTCATGACAGTCCGAACGATGCCCAGCATCCGGAGGAAGCCACCGCTCACCAGTCGCAGCGCAGCAGGGATGACCTGCAGACCTTTGCCGATGATCCCGGCAGCCGTCCGGATCTGACGGAACGTCCGAGGCAGACGGCTCACGAACACGCTGAACCGGCCGATGGCACCGATGGTCTTGCCGATGCCCAGGGTAACGGCGCCGAAGGCAGCCACCACCTGGATCGTGTGGATGACGGCCTGCTTCTGGCCATCGCTCAGCCCGTTCCAGGTCCGGGTAAAGGCTCTCACAGCGTTGGCCGTAGCCAGCACCACGGGTGCCACCACGCCACGCAGATCCATGAGAGCATTCTTCATAGCGTTCATGGCAATCTGGTTCTTCTGCGCAGGCGTCAGCATCTTGTTGAATGCCAGCTCAGTGGCCCCGCTGCTATCGCTCATAGCTTTCGCAGCACGGTTCAAGTCACCCATATCTTTGGTCAGGACCTTGAAAGCGTTGGCTGCTTCTACACGTCCGAACAGGTGCTGGATGGCGGTAGAGTCGTCACCCACCTTTTCCTTGATTTCCTGCAGGAACCTGATCCACCCGACTTGACCCAGGTGCTCAGGTGTGAAGTTGATGCCCAGGGCCTGGGCGGTCTTCACGCTCTGCTTGCTCTGCTTGCTGACGGCGCTCAAGATGCCCTGAAAGCCGGTAAAGGCTTCACTGGTCTGCACGCCGTTCTTGGTCAGGATAGCCATGGATGCGAACAGGTCATCGGTGCTGACCTTGGCCAGGCTGGCAGCGGTGGCCACGGAGCCAATGCCCTGGGCCAGTTCGCCGAAGGTCGTTTTGCCCAGATTCTGGGTCATCAGCATCTGGTCAGTGATTTTTCCTGCCTTGTCAGCGCTCATACCGTAGGAGTTCAGCACCGTGGTCAGGCCGTCGATGGCGGTAGTCGTATCGGTGAACCCGGCCTTTGCAGCCATGGCAGCCGTGCGGACGAAGTCAGTCACGTTGGCCGTATCCACGGATGCAGAAATTGCCTGATATTCAGCTTCGGCCAGCTCCGTCACGCTCATGCCGGTTTCGTCGCTGATTTGCCTAATGCCGTTGGATAGCTTCTGCAGACTGACCACGTTCGTGTCAATCAGCGTGGAGACCTTGGCCATACCGTTCTCGAAGTCACTGTGGAGTTTCAGCCCGGCTGTGGCGGCTGCCAGGATGGGAGCCATACCCAGGGATACGGTCTGCCCTACGGAGCTCATGGTCTTGCCGATGCCTTCCATGGACTTCCCGAAACGTCCTGTCATCTTCTCAGATTCGCTCAAACTGTTGCTGACCTTCTGCAGCACAGGGCTGAACTGGTCGTGCAGCCGGATAATGGCGTCAATGACTCTAGCCATTCATTCCTCCTTTCTGCCGTTCATAGGCGGCGTTCTGCTTCTTGATTTCGGCGTTGCGTTCCCTGATTTCATAGGCCGCAAACGCCAGCAAAACGGCCCTGTCTCGGAATGGCATCCGCTCCACGGAGACAGGGTCTATATGGTGGTAGCGGAAGAGGAAGTATTCTCGGTACACTTCATCGTCCGCCTCTATCAGTTTTTTACAGCTTCGTCGGTATCTTCCCGGTTGTACCCGTTCAGCTCGCCGATTTTCTTGGCGATGTCGTCGATTTCCCCGGCCAGGAACAACTTCTTCACCAGGTCGATGGGGGTGGCGGCACCGAACTTCTTCATCAACGCCTTATCCTTCATGGACGGGTCCTTGATGCCTTCCACACAGGTCTTGACGGTCAGGGCGTAGGTCTTGATGCCGCTCACACGGCCTTTCTTATCCAGGTCCACAGCGTTTTCCTGGATGGACGTATACAGTTCCGGGTCAATGGTCTGCAGTTCCACTACAAAAGGAGCCCCCAGGGCTGCGGACAGCCTGGGGATTTCCATTTTTGCAGTGGCACGTTCTTCAATCTTCTTTGCGTCCGCATTCAACAGCAGAGATAACGTGCTCATTCTTTATTCTCCTTTTATTCGTCGTCAATCGTATCCAGCAGGTCGAAGTCTTCGAAGGTGAAGTTCTGGTCTTCTTCACCGACCTTGCCCAGTTCCCAATTGATCAGGTCGACAGCGTCGAACATGACATTGTACAGGGCGATTCTTTCAGCGCCCAGGGCGTCCGGGTCGTCCAGCTTGGAAATCAGGGTGAATTTCTTTTGCTTACCCGCCTTGATGGCCGGTGCCAGCTTATTGATGAAATAGCTGTTGACCTTGTGGACTTTCAGGCTGCCTTTCGCTTCGTAGCCGGTCGTTTTGTATCCATCCACCAGGTGACGGCTGCGCTTGATGGCGGTTTTCTGGGCAGTCAGGGTGGCTTTCACGCTGATGACTTCGGCGATTTGCTCGCCGTCCAGCCACAGTTCACCATAGGTCCCGTAAATAACTCTCTGAGAATCTACTTCGTGCATATCCGTTCACCTCCTTATGCAATGTGGTTGGCCACAGTGATGGCTTCCACAGCATCCAGCATGGAAATGGTGCTCTTGATGAACACATTCTCGCCGATGTTGGCTTTCTTGATTTCCAGGTCGGTCATTTCGGCCAGTTCATCCTGGGTGTATTTGCCGTTGGATTCCAGCCATACCTTGGTAGCGTCGATGTCAATTTCTGCCTTGTTCTCGCCGGGTTCCAGCAGCCCTTCCCGTTCCAGCTGGTGGAAATAGCCATTAATGGCCGTCACCAGCAGGCAGCGGTTATCGTAGCTGTTGGCGTATTTGCCGATGTAACTGTCGTGGCCGGTCTGCTTAATGTCATCGTGGATCATATCCATCAGGTCAACCAGTTTAATCTTCTGGAAACTGGCCAGTTTGCCCTGGACAGTGGTCACGTAGCTGTTGATGCCCTTGCAGATCTTGATTTTCTCGCCATCGTTGAAGAAGAACAATTCGCCCTTGCCGACCTTGCTGTCCCGTTCGTCGCTGGTGTAGTTGTCTACGGCAATCAGCTCGGAAGCGGGGGCATAGGTGCAGGAAATCGTCATGGGCGTGCCGCAGATAATCCCTGCCACACGGCTGGCGTATTGGGCGGCCGTGTAGGTCTTGGTCTTTGTTTTCAAAGTCGTGTTGGTGAAGTTGACCACACCTTCGAAGTCGGCTGCCTGGTTGGGCAGGACGGCCTTCACGGCCTTGTCCTTGGTGGTCCGCATGGACTTGATCCAGGAAGCGATGGTGGCAGCGTTCGTGTCGGTAATGCCGGGGATAACCAGCCAGTCGAAGCGGACGTTTTCCAACTCCTTCAGAACATCGGTGTAATCCGGCCCTGCATCGGCGGTTTTTACGGTGTAGACCAGGATCTTTTTCGGGCTGGTCTGGTAGCCCATCAGAGCCAGCTTGATTTGTTCCGTGTTGTCGTCAGACAGCCCGCTGTCGGGGATGTCGTCGACGCTGTAGACGGTGAACGGGTCCAGCGGTTTGGCTTCGGCCAGAATCATGGCCAGGATGCCACGTTCACTGCGCTGGATTGCCGTGATGCCCTTTTCTTCGAACGTCACAATGACGCTGGGGGCTTTTTGAGTCATTCATATCACTCCTTTTCAGTGATTTGCATATTCGAGGTGACGGACCCGATTTTCTCTTCTTCTTCTGTCACGTCGTAGAGGTAATCGAAGAAGGAGAACGTCAGGGTAGCGGTCAGGATGTCTGCATCCTTGCCGTTGGTCTCTGTCTGGATTCCGTCGAAGGAAAGCCAGCGGTCACCGGCCTTCATCCCGAACATGAAGATTTCTTTCAGCTGCCGACGGACTTTGTAGAGTTCCACGGCAGAATTGCGGTTTTTCTGTGTGAAATAGTCGATATGCAGCGTGCAGGCCCGCTTGAGCCGCTTGCTGTAATACATTTCGGGGCTGTCAAGCTCATAGAATCGGAGGAAGAAGCAGGGCAGCCGGAAAGAACGCTGGACGTCGTCCAGGTTCACGTCCACATCCGGCCACGTATGCTTCAGGAGAGCTCTGACGGCCTTCAGAATCGTCACGTCGTCAATCATGCTCAATCTTCCTTTTGATTTCCCTTACGAATCTGTCCATTTCCTTGCCCATTTCGTCGCTGGCATGGAATTCATCGCAGGCCTTTTCGAAAAAATGGCGTCCCTGGACGTATCCGATGACCTTTCCCTTCTTAGATAGCTTACGGTGGCCACGCTCAACAAGCGGAAAATGTCCCGCCACGTTGGAGAGCTGATATTCCAGGGTGTCTACAGTCAGGCCTTCGACGTTGGAGCGCCAGCTCTTATTTAGCTTGTGCGGGTGTTTATGCCCTGAATCCGGAGTGGCGGCGATAACTTTCTTTTTGAAGCTGTCGCCAACTCTTTTCAGGTGCTTTTCAACCTCGGCAGGGTACTCCCGGGCCACCGCCTTTATATCAGCGGTCAGTCCGTCAAGCCCCTTGATGCTAAAGTCTGCCATAATATCACGGCTCCCATCCGTTCAGCTTCGACTCCGGCGGGTCTCCACGCAGCCGTTCGATGCACATCAGTTCAAGGGATTCGTGCTGCATATCGGGGTCAGCAATCCATTCCACCAGGTAGTGGTGGTCCTTATACTTCACCCAGCAGCCGTCCGTGATTCCCTTTCGGTAGCGGATAGTGATTTTCACGGTAGCATCGTTCCTGTCAGTCCCGTCCTCTTTGTACTGGATGCCCCGCACGGGGGCGATCCAGGCAGATACGTTGGAATACAGCACTTTGTCCGTCAGGGAGTCCAGCCCATCCTGGGCCTCGACACTCGGCCGGTAGATGGTTACCTTTCGATTCAGGAGACCAGGATTGCAGATCATGGCGTCACCGCCTTGGCTGGATAAGCATCGGATACCTCAATGAGGTGCAGCATGCTCGTGATGCTGTGGTTATATTCCTGCACGTTGCTCTTACTGACCAGCGACCGGTCATTGTACCAGTGAGCGACCAGCAGTTTGGCACAGCTGGTCATCAGCTCGCTGTCGTCCTGCCACGCCTTCCCGGTACTGTTTTCGATGTATTCTTTTGCAGAGTCCATAAGGGCCTGGACCATGGAGTCATCGTCGGTCAGGTCATCGTCGATTCGCAGATAATTTTTAAAGTCTTTCAGTTCCAATTCAATCCCTCCTCATAAGAGGCGGGACGTATTAGGCACCCGCCTTGTTAATCAGCACCAGGCCGTTCGCATCCACGACTTTGCCGTCGTACATGCCGACAGACTGATATACACGGTTACGGGTTTCATTATCAACGTATGTCACCATGTCCATGTCATAGGAGGTGTTCAGGATGTATTTGCTGGGGTCAATGGCGAAGATGGCGGTGCCTTTGGCGGCCACGGTATCCAGGCTAGGCAGGAAATCGGTGAACACTACAGGCTTGCCCAACAGCACTGCGTTCGGAGCGGATTCCAGGCCGTAGTTCACATGGGCGATGGGTTGACCGGCGGTGTCGGTGAGACCCGCAAAATCCATAAAGGAAGCTTCGTTCATGAACAGCTTGGTGCCGGTCTGATAGGCGGACGGAATGGCTTTCATAATTTGAGTGATGAACTTGTAGCTCAGACTGGTGGGCAGGGTCAGGGTTGCGGCAGGGGTAGCCTTGGTGATGCCGGTGGGCTTGCCGGAGCCGTCGCCACTGATGATGGCTTCTTCCAGGGTCTGAGTCATAGCCTGGGCCACATCCTTGGCCAGAGAGGCTTCGAAAATGGCCATGCTCTTCACCTGGGCCTGGAAGCTGATGCCCACAGCTGCGCTCAGCTGGTAAGCACTAAAGGTCAGCGGCGTGGTGGTCTTGCCGTTCACAGGGATCTTGTCGCCTTCAGTCGTCCAGGTTGCCTTTGCGCTCAGGGTAGAAGTCGGCACGATCATACCTGCAGGATAGCTCAGGTGACGGACCAGGGGCAGTACGTTGCCATATTTTTCCATTTTCTGCACGATTTCGTTCAGGATGGGCACGGGGATGACGGCACTGTTGCCGCTGGTCATGGCAACGTCACGGAACATGGCAGGCATTTCGCCGGTTCTGAAGAATTCCATGAATGCCTTGCGATATTCCGGGGTAGAAGCGAAATCTTTCTTATCTACCTTGGTGTTCGGAACGTCAACGCCGCCCAGGGGCTTGCCTTTGTATTCGCCACGGCTCATGGAGTCGGCGATTTCGGCCCGCATGCGTTCCATTTCCTGTTCTTGGTTCAGTTTGGACAGCTCGTCGTTCAGAGCGGCCATATCTTCCTTGATCTTCTTCAGTTCTTCGATGGTTTTAGCGCTTTTGGAACGTTCCATCAGGGCCTGTTTTTTGTCCATGATTTCAGCAAAAGTCATTAGTTATACCTTCTTTCATTAAAAAAGCCCCGCAATATCAATGCGAAGCCGTTCTTTGATGATATTTTGTTCGATTTTCTGCGCTTTTTCGCAGTCACGCTGGATGGCGGCTAAGGAGGTCTGGTCATACGCCGGGAAATCAACAGCCGATACGTCAAAAATGCTGTCCATAGACTTGATGTGCCGTGTGTTGGTCTGTGCATCCCATTCCACCTCCCCGGCGTAGCCGCCGAAAGACATTTTGTTCACGTCACCCCGCTTGATGAGGGTGTAGAGGTCCTTGCCCTGGGTAGTAGGAGCCAGAGTGGCCTCAATTCGGAGCCCATGGGCGTCCGGAGTGACTTTCAGGGTTCCGTTGCTGGTCCTTGCCAGCACCAGCGCACCGTCATTGTGGTTGTAACGGAGCACCACATTGGACAGGTCCGTGTGGTCCAGGCAGCCACGCTCCATAACTTCCTTATACTCTGTCCCATCTTCATCGGTCCAGAGTACGGTCGGAGAGTCGAAAACAGCAGCGTACCCAGTCACGGTCATGTCCTGGTCGCCAGCCTGGACGTCAATCGCTCTCATCAGGAGATTCTTCGGGTTCTTTGGCATCTTCATCACCTCCTTTCGCCGTCTGGCTCATCTGGTAGGCGCTGACGATGTTCGTGTTGGCCACGTTCAAGGTCTGGACACGGTCATCGCCGTCCGGAATCGGAGGCAGGTTCATGATTTCCAGGCTCTGGTTCGTCGTCAGCACGCCCAGGGGCCGCAGCTGGCGAATCAGTTCGACTTTCGTTGCCGTGCTGGCGTAGGTCAGCCGGTTGGCATCGAACACAATCTCGTTTCCAGCGGCGATTTCGGCCTGGGTGAACAGTTTCCGGGTAAATTCCTGGCTCATCTGGATGGAAAACGGCTCAATGACGCTTTCGAAAAAGGCGCTCCATGCCGTTTCATCGTATACGCCCTCTGCAATCTGCTTACTGACGCCGAAATAGCGGTAAATGTTGTCCCGGACGAATTCCAATTGGCTCGTTTCAGCTGCTTTCGGGTCGGCCGTCACCGGGGTGAATTCCATGGTTCCGTCTGTAACCACCATACCGCCCTGAGTCGGGTCCTTCAGGTTCTCGGTCAGCATTTTGGCCTTACTCTTCCAGGCATCGGTACCGGCCTGCCCTGCAATCTTGGCAACGCCCCGGATCTGGCCGCTGTTCTGGACCACATTTTCGAAGGATTGTTCCAGCTTCGTCAGCATGGCCATATGATTGGCTAGATTGTCGTCTGTTCCGGCGAAGATTTCGCCCTGCTGGAACATGTTCCGGATGTGGATCAGGTCCGTGTAGGGGATGGTCCGCACGTTCTCAGAGCCGCCGTAATGGAACATGATGTACAGGTTCCCCTTGTCGTCTTCTCTAGCCTCACAGGACTGGTATTCCATGGGCCAGATACTGAGCACGTTCCGGCGGCTATCCCTCTTGATGTAGGCGAAGGCGTTCTTGTTTGCCACAGCCTTTGTGGCCAGGTTATACAGGAAGCTGTAGGCGTTCATGTATGGGTTCGGGCTGAGTGCCAGCAGGTTCTGGATGCCGGAGCCGTCCACCGGCTGCTTCTTTCCGTGCTTTAAAATGACGTGATTGGCGTGCAGTTTAGCCACGTGGGTCGCCACACGGTCGATGCAGGTCTTGATGAGGATGTCTTTCGAAAAATCCTCCATGGGGACGAAAACATTCGTCCAGCCGTTGATCATGCGGAACTGTGTAGTGGTCTGCGGCTGCTTCGTTCCGCCGAAAATCGTGTCGTAAGCGCTTCGAATGATTCCTTTAATGGTTCTCACCTCCTTACAACAAAACGGCCTCTGAGCCTAAATTTCAGCTCACAAGTCGTCTTTATGGTCCAGATACACGCAGAAAGCATCAAGGAAGGAAGAATATCCGTCAATTCGCTTTCGCAGGTTCCGGTTTTTATATGGTTTCACGTTGCCCTGGGTGTCCGTCACTGCTTCGGTGTTCAATAAACACCACAGGAAAACGGGGTTGTAGTTGTAGATGATTTTCTTGCGTTTGAACCATGCTTTAGACAGGTACATCTGACTGGACAGCCCCTTGAAATTCTGGGCCACCTTCTCGCAGAGGTCCTTCCCGAAGTTCTCTTCGAGATCCCGTGTCAGGTACTGGGCGTTGTAGGCATCGTAGCCGATTTTGAAGGCGTAGACGTTATGTTCTGCCTGCAGTTCGGAGAACCAGTTCACGACTTCCTTCTGGTCGATGACGTTGCCGGGGCAGGTCCGCACCCAGCCGTTCTCAATCCAGACGTCATAAGGCACTTTATCCTTTTCGATGTGGTCCTTCAGGCTGTCCTCCGGTATCCAGTACATCTGGTGGACGTACAGTTTCGGTTCGTCCGTATCAGGGTCGTTGACCGGGAACGCTGCCGTTGCACAGGTAAGGTCGGTGGTCTCGGACAAATCAACGCCACCGAAGAAATACATGCCGCTGAACTGGTCCAGGCTGAACGTTGCCTTGTTTTCCACGTCTTCCAGGTTGAAGAACGTGTCTCTGGCGTTCTCCCGGAAGTTGAACTGCTTCACCAGCAGGTCACGCATGGTCTTTTCATCCAGCGTGGCCCGGTTGAACTCCCGTTCCAGCTGCTCAGGGTTCTTGCTGACGCCCAGGTTCGGGTTCGCTTTTATCCAATTCTTCGGGTCCAAGACCTCTTCCTTGCTGTCCAGTTCGTAGATAATGGGCAGCGTGGATTCATCGGTGTAGCGTCCGGACGTGTAGCCGTCTATGATGCTCATATATTCGCTGTATTTCGTATCAAACAGCGAATCTTGCTCATAATAGCCACCGGTGGACATGATCACCGTGAGCGGCTGGCTCCGTGCGTAGGTGCCGCCTTTCAGGACGTCGTACATGTTCCGGTCCTTTATGGCGTGCAGTTCGTCCAGGAACATCCCGGAGACGTTCAGGCCGTCCAGGGAGCCGGAATTCTTCGACAGCGGCACGAATTTGCCGCCGTTGGCCTTGCATTCGATAAGATTCACCTTCGGCCTGAGGTATTTCCGGAGGGCTGGCGAATGGTTAATCATCGAAATGGCGTATTCCCAGACCACTTTTGCCTGGGAACGGTCCGTGGCAGCAGTGTAGATTTCTGGCCCGTCTTCCCCGTCAGCTACCAGCAGATAGAGTGCCATGGCAGCGCCCAGGATGGATTTTGCGTTTTTCCGGCCAATAAACAGGAAAATTTCCCGGTATTGGCGGTTGCCATTGGTATCCACGAAACCGAACGTGGCTTCCACCAGGGCTTTCTGCCACAGTTCCAGCTTGAATTTTGGTGTTCCCTTCATCTTGGGAATACAGCAGAAGTTTTCGATGAAGTCCACCGCTTTCTGGGCGGCTTCCTGACTGTAATGGAATTTGCCAGGATACTTGATGTTCTTCACCAGGTGCTTGTAGACTGCTTTCAGCTTTCGGCAGGCTATGATCTGGCCAGACTGCAGGGCGTCGTTATATTCTTCAATGGCGCTGGTCACTTGTGTTCTTCCATAAAGGCCTGCAGTTCATCGGCCTTTTGTTCCGTTTCTGGAAGGAAGGCGGCCAGCTGCTTCAGGTCGGCGTTCATCGTTTTGCTGTACTGGGTGTACACCTGAGTCGCAGGATGCACCCTGACGCCCTTTTGACCGCCGCCGTTATCGTAGCCGACCACAGTGCCTTCCTTCATTGTAATATCCCTTGTTTCATCAAGGCACGCCGCCAGGTAGCTGATCTTGCTGATGAGCATCTTGACGATGTTCCGGCGTGGTTCGTCTTCAATCCGCTCAGCAATGGGCATCAGCTGCTTGCTGTAGGCGTTCATCCGTTTCGTTCGAAGGGCTTTTTCTGTCGCCTTGCTCATGGGCATCCTCCTTTCTTGTTCCACCCGGACTGTAAAATTGGAAAAATCGTGCGAAAGAGTGGGCGCGGGGTCTATTTTCTCCCTTGAAAAAGTGGAACCCAGGGGGGCCCACGCCTACCGCCTACGCCTAGGCACTCCCACTGCCACCACATGCCCCGTGCTGTCGTAGGTGTAGCTGCGCCCGCCTGCCTCCTTGAACCGTCCGTGTATGGCGTTATGGCAGTCATGGCACAGCAGCTGCAGGTTGCGTGGGTTCAGGCTGACGTTCGGATCATTGATGTTGTCCGGCGTCAGCTCGATGATGTGGTGGACCTGAGTCGCTCCGGGTTTTCCGCAGCGATCACAAATATAGTGGCGCTGTTCCCGAATCAGTCTGGCCAGATCATTCCACGCTTTCGAATTGTAGAATCGTTTTGAAAATTCTCTTGCCATTTTTAAAAATCCTTTTCCAAAAATCGGACACGAAAAAATCCGCCCGGGTTTCAATGAGGCGGATTTCTTCGAGATTTTTCGGAGGGCCGAAGCAACTGCAGAACTCATGGAGGCATCATGAACGTCTGTTAGACTAGGTTTTCTCTTATCTCTCAGTCGCTTCGACGATACCATAATATCATGGAATTGGTCCGATATTCGTCACACTTTATCAGAATTTATCAGGTTAAGTTGGGTCACCACAGGCTCTGGTCCGAATATCATCCTGGCCATCGACTGGATGCCAGCTTCTGCCAGACTGCAGCAGGTCCCATAGCTGACGTGGTTCTCAAGAGCGATCGCTGTCCAGGTCCTCCCGTTAAGGTAGCGTTCCCGGACGATGCGGGCTTTCAGCGCGTCGAACGACTCAAGAGCGTCCAGTGCATCCTTGACCTTGTCCAGTTGGGTCTCCACTCTCAGGATGCGCTGCTGCAGATCGGAAATCTTTTCCTGCAGCTGTTCCGTCTTGAGGTACGCACGCTCTTCCACGCTCTGCTTTTCGCCTCCACCGCCGCCGGTTGACGACAGACAGGGTGATGCGGGTGCTGCTTCCAGGTTCACAAGGTCAATGTATCCTCTGAGCTCCACTTTAGCACTCTTAATGTATTGCCGGTCCTCCCGGTAGTGCCTCAAATAATATTTGGTCGTAGACTCTGCTGAAAACTGCATCCGCTTAATCCTCCTTAAATCCTGAACGCTCTCTTGAACGCCTCGCTTGACTCTCGTGAGCGCCCGTCATAGCACCGGCGCTCGTTGTTGCATTTCTTGACCCGCTGTCCGAATTCGTCCCACATCCAGTGCCAATTATTAGGGCCCAGCCTGCGCCCGCAATAGGCGCAGGTACCGTAATAGCGGCTGGGCTCGAACGTGGTCCTGATGTGGCGGCGGTGGTTATGCCGTCCCATGGTCACCGCACCCCGTGGACGATCAGGATCTCGCCGAACTGCCACATCATCAGAATCAGCAGTCCAATCGCTCCACCCTTGTTGTCAGTCAGGATGGCCACCAGCTCCATCAGACCAATGCACAAACCGGCGAACGCACAGCCTGTAATCCAGTCCATTCCATCACCTCCGGTTAATCTGCATGAGGCACATGACCAGGACCGTGATCATGGCACCGACGAACCCGCCAGCTACGAATATATACATCAGACGTCCTCCTTCTTCAGTTCCGTTATGACTGACAGCGCATGGATAATAAGTGCATCCGTCTGCCATAATCTCTTTTCGATAGTATTTCTCCATCGCTTGATTTCCTCTTCATTCTCTTCGTTGATGGCTTCCTGCAAATACATGAACACGCCCATCTTCGGTAGCAGCATATCAGCGTTCTGACAATCCTGAAAAGCGATGTGCATCTTCTGTTGGATAAGCCGTTTCTTCTTCTCGTCCATCACTCGTCCTCCTTCATAAAATAACTCCTCACCTGCAGCCAGCCCAGCATTGCAAACGCCAGGACATTAAGCAGCAGGGTCTTGATACGCCGCATGGTCACCACCCCATCATCCACAGGTACAGGGCGATGATGCACAGGCAGGTCAGCACGGAAATCACGGTTGCCATCCAGCTAGTCATGGTCTCGCCTCCTCAATGGCTTTACAAATTGCCTCAGCGCACGTGTTGTGTCGTGCTCTTTCTCTTTCAAGTTCTTTTGCTCGTTCTTCGGAAATGGTATGCCGGCGAAGTTCTTCTCTGCTTATATATCCAAGGTCAGCCTGCTTATGATGGTTCGGACACAATAAAATTAAATTGTCAAAGGTCTCTTTCCCGCCTTCTCTTGCCGGAACGATGTGGTGTATTTCATTGCCACCAGACTCAATGTATCGGCTTCTATTATCCCACAGCGTATTCCCAACCTTCCAACCGCAAAGCGCACACTGTTGATTATAAGCTGTATAGATCGACCATCTAATTTTCGATAAATTACTGTTTCTCCGAATAATGTATTCTCGCCGCTTTTGAGAGTCCGCCTTTCTGGCACAAGCAGTCGAACAATATTTAACGTTTGGGCTTGTTCGGTCCGGCGGAATCGGCTTTCCACAAAACGCACACAGCTTGGTCATTCTTTCCCTCCATTCTCCTCCACGTCCCGAATCAGCATGTCCAGATATTCCCTAGCCTTCTTCAGGTCCTCTACCCGATTTTTCCGCACCCAGCGGTACAAGTATTTCAAGATGTTCGCCTCGCAGCAGGCCCAGAATCCGTTCACCTGCTTCCGCACGAACGCCTTGATCATGTCGATGCACTCCATGCCCCGCCAGCTGTAGTGGTCGGGGTGATGGATGGCATCGTGGGTCTGTGCTTCCTGGGCTTGACTTTCAGCCCTCTCTCTGGCTCTCTTCCTTTCAAGCTTCTCTTTGGCTTTTCGGATTTCTTCCAGGTCTTCCTCATGCTGTTCCTGACGCCATTTGTTCGTCAGGTCTTCGCCATCATACGGGTCACTCATTTTCTTTATCCTCAATCATCTTCGTGATTCTCAGGCGGGCTCTCTTCAGACCGTCCAAAGTCAAATCAGCCTCCATCATCTCAGCCAGCACGCAGCCTCTGCAGTAGGTCAGGTAATCTTCCTGCCCCATGAGCTCTTTCAGCTTGTCGTCATTCGCATCCAGCCGTTTTTCTGCCATTTTCTCCACCTTCTCCTGACTTTCCTTCACAGCAGCTTCTACCACCTGCTGTTCAACTGTCTTCTTTGGCACACGCTTCTTCCTGGGCTTACTGGGCTTCTTCGTGGCGCTCTCAACAGCAGCCTGCTTCTGGGCTTCCCTTTCTGCCAGCATGGTTTTCCTGTCATTCACGATATCCAGGGCCTCCCTGAGCTGATAACGGTTAAATCTCTTCCTGCGAATAGGGCATTCCTCCTGGGTAATGTTTTCACACAGTTTCATGGGCCTCAGCAGGCTGCAGCACCAACCAACAGCAGAGTCATAGACCATGCTGTGGCAGTTCTTGCAGTCATTGATCATCGCAGTCCCTTCTTCCTCATATAGGCACGCATGCATTTGTAGGAACAGAAGTATCGTACCTTGCCATCGTCCCAGAGCTTCCAGGGCCACTTTGGAACGGTTGGAGTCCAGTAGAAGGTCAGCTCACACCAGTCACAGGGGACGTATTTTCCCAGGGTAGCCAGAACTCTCCTGGACTCTTTATCAATGTATTCCTTCGTCACAGTTCCACCAGCTTCCGTTGAAAGAACTCTTCCTCTGCCTTCAGCTTTTCCCTGGTCTTGCTGAGTTCGTTCAGCACCTGGATCAGGATATCATGTTCCTTGCTCTTCGTGGTCCCGGGCTGCAATTTATATGCCCACGTATCGCATTGACTCTCGAACTTTCCCATTTCCACACTGAGATTCTGCAGTCTGGTCTTCGTCTCTGGAATCATAGTCAACCTCCTTAGAACATACTCTGGATCCGGGTCAGATACGGTTTGATATCATCCACGGATCTCGCCAGGATATAGACTCCGCCATGAGCTTCGCAGACCTTTTGGAATTCAATCTGGTAGGGCGACTGTTTCCCGGTGGCGGTCTTGATCTCGACATACAGCGTCCGTCCGTCTTTTAGTGCTGTGAGATCTGGGAAGCCTTTTCGGCTCCCCAATCCCTGCTGGTGTCTTGTGACGTCATACCCATCAAGCACCAGCGCATTTCTCACAGCCTGAAGAATCACGCTTTCTGGTTGTTTTCTGGCCATTAGAACGGCACCTCCTCGTTGAAGGTCACCTCAGAGCCGAAGCTTCCCATGGGCCCGGCATCCGTCTTAGATGCTTCCGTTTGAGTTCCGCTACTGTTTCTCTTCTCGATGAATTCTACCCGGTCCGCAATGACTTCCGTCACGTAATGTTTCTGCCCATCTTTCCCATCGTAGCTGCGGATCTGTAGACGTCCTTCCACCAGGAGCCGTTCTCCCTTATGGACGTAGGTGCCGACTAATTCGGCAGTTTTATTCCAGGTAACGATGTTGATGAAGTCGGCCTCTGTCTTGCCGTCTCTGCCTTTGTAAGGCCGGTCGACAGCCAGGGAGAAAACAACAACTGTTTTGCCGGTCGGGGTGGTCCTCACTTCTGGTTCCCGGGTTAGTCGGCCCAGGAGAACAATCTTATTCATTTCGTTTCGCCTTCTCTTTCGTCGTGTCATGTACGATCCTGGTGGTCAGGATATCTACGTACTTCTGCATGATTCTAATCTGCTGATGCATCAGATAGGAGTCAGCCATGTCGATAACAATGCCTTCGTGATCGTCCAGGAAGTCTTCCAGTTTCTTGATCTTATCCATGAGGTTGTTTCTCTCAACGGACATCCGTTTGATGTATTCGGGAGGTTCCCATTTCCTCGGGCACTCCTTGAGCTCATGGAGCCTGGTGCTGTCTCCTCTCGTATAGGCGCAGCAGCGGTACAATCCTCCGTGGAATCCCATGCGAAGGGTGAAATACTCGCATTCGCTACAGATATTTTCGTCCATTTTCAAGCCTCCTTTTTTCTTTTTCTTCAATTCGCCTAGCCCATCTGACCAGCTTGTGCCAGTCTGTTATACAAGATCCGTCGACAAGGCCCAGGACATAAGCTGCAATCAGAACGTCATTGATTTCTTCCCGGAGGTTTTGCAGTGCATCTTCACAGCTTAGCGGTGTGGGATTCTTGCTGTAGCCTTGGGCTCGGATGCACTTCAGAGCCGCCTGGGTGAGCTCTGCACTCTCCTCGGCCAGCTGCTCCAGCAGGTCCCGATCTGGCAGGTCGCTAACCAGCTGATAGCTGTCGTAAAACAGATCGTCGTCCATCTCTTCCATTCCCATGTTTACCTCTCCCTTCTTCTCACATCCTGGGGGCATGCGGCCAGATCCAGGATCTTGTCCCCGCACGCCTTGCAGGTGATAAATGGCCATAGTCTCGGGTAAGACTGGTATTCCTGGGGGCTTAAAAACCGGCACCCGGAGCACCTGGCCACCCGTCTCTTATTATCGTGCTCTTTTGCCTGCATGCTTTGCCCTCCTCTTGGCCACGATGCCGATGTCAATCAGCACTAAGCGGAGATCATGCCACAGCTGCGGCCTGAGCTTTGCCAGCGCATCATAGATTCGGTCGATGTGCTCCATGTCTGTATCGTCGTCCTGATCCGGCTGGATCTCGGCCGCCGCCTTGATGATCTGGTCAGCTGCTCTTATGTAACACTTGGCCATGTGGCGGTAGGACCATGCCCGCTTATTTGCCTCAGCCTTATCCATTTTGTCCCTCCTTGGCAAAGTCGTCGATGCACTTGAGGATGCTGTGGAGGGTCAGCGGGATGCCACGTCTGATGTAGTACGGTCTGCCTCCCTCGATAAACCTGAAGATCATGCACTCGTTGCCTGCGTCCGGCGTCCATCGCAGATCTGCCAGGTAGGTTTTTCCCTTGACCTTGCAGCTTGCCCGGAACCAGAGCCCCGTAGATGTGTTTGGCTCATGGCCAAATTTGCGGCCCATGTTCTGGATTTCCTCCGGCACCACCTCCCTGCCGTGTCTGACGTCAAAAATCTCAGCCCCATGCAGCGTCTTGCCTTTTAACTCCTCAATCATTTTTCCTCCGCCTCCTCGTACTTGTGTTTGCACGTCGCTCCGCAAAAGTACAGGTTGTGACCATGCCGGACCATGATGTATGGATACCGTCCAATCGGCGGAATCCGGAAAATCTTGCCGCACCGGCAGCACACCCGCTGCCGGTGATAGAAGTCCTTGAGTCCCTCATGCATGACCATCGCTGTCGCCTCCTTCGTGCTTATGTTGCCACAGTGGGACCACGTTGACATTGGGCTTCTTCTGCCCCCATTTCTGGATTTCATCGGTGCGCTGTGTTTGGGATTCATCTTCGTTCTGCTTTCCCGTGCACAGGTCAAGCCACCTCTTGGTCATGAGCGCATGTTTAAGTTCTTGGCCTGTCTTATATCGGTTGACCAGGTCCCATCCCTGGTCAATGCCCCAGATGATGAGATCCAGGGCCAGCGCCAGTAATACCAGGTTAAAAAGGATTGTCGTCATTCTGCATTCTCCTCCCGGATGATCCGTCTGATATGGATCCGATAGATGCCCTCTCCACCGTTTGGCTGATACAGCCTCATGTAGCTGCGCAGTGGCTCATGCCACCCGTGGATCAGCTTGATGTCCCGCATCATCATCCGCATGCCCCACAGCAGTTTCCGACGTTTTTTAGTGTTAGTCATGATTGCTTGCCTCCAATCCTCTGATTTTTCCCGGCCACGTACAGCCCATAGGGCTCGATCATCTGGTAGATCCGGCTGCCCAGGGCCATATCGATCTGGGAGATGTCTTTTATGGAGTACTCCCCCGAAAAAATCGTTGTCTTGTGATTGACGTACCGGGCATTGATGAGGTCGAAGACGACTCTCAGCTCATCCCTGTCCAGGTCAACAAGGTGGCCATCCTGTACCCGGCCGGAGAGCTTGAAGAGGTCGTCGATGTAAAGGTTTTCTGCGCTTTTCCATCGCTCCATAGCATCATCGTAGTCCTGGCTGTAGCTCCTGGCCGCCTTGACCAATGCCGGGATCTCGGCCCGGTACGAAAAATAGTGATGGGACTCGCCGAAATGCTGGGTCAGCACCAGGCATACAGCGATGCAGATGTGCGTCTTGCCCATGCCGGATCCGCCGAAGATCCCGAAGCCCTGACCACCACGCTCGTGCTCGTTGAGATACCGGAGGGCCAGGTCGGCCATCTTTGCCGCGTCCGGGCTCCGGCTCCGGTCAAAGTTCCGGAGGCTGTACCGCTTGTAGTCCTCCGGGTTGATGCCAGACGATTTAAGCATCCTTGCCACCTTGCGCCTTGCCCAGCATTTTGGGCAATGCCTCATGCACCGGTGGCCATCCTCGACGACCTCAATCCATCCGGTGCTGCCGCACTCTGAGCACTGGATGCCGTCCTCCGGCTGGGGCATCGGGATGATGTTGCTCCGGCCCGCTGCCTTCTGCCGGATTCTGTCCAGCATTTCGTGGTAATCGCTTTTTACTTGGTCCATAATCAGCCTCCTGCTTTAGTGGTCATCGATTTGGTCTGTTACATCATGCAGGTAGTAGACTCCAATCTGTCCATTACTTAGCAAACATTTGAGCACATTCGGGTAACAAATCCCGCCTTTTCCTTCGGCATTGATCATGCCTTTATTGGTTTTGTAGTCAAGGATTACCTTAGCTGCAACATGGTCCACCTTTTCATGTTCCCGACATTCCGATGCGCTTTTAAAAATCTGGTGGCAAAAACTGCATGCATATAAGGTTTCCATCTCGTCACCCCCCCTCAAAAAGGTATCTCGTTAGCCTGGTCGATGGTCTCCTGGCTCTGGGTTGATGGGCCGCTGCGCTTTTTGCCAGGGCGGCTCTTGTACCCTTCGGCCTTCCACCGTTCCAGGATCTTTTCGGTATATCGCAGTCCCCTGCCTCCGCCTTTGATGGTCTCTTTTAAAGCCTCGATGGTCCACTTATCGCTGTACTCATCAGCCAGGTCTAATAGACAGTTGAGCTCGTACTCTGACGGAGTAGGTCTGATATTGTGGATGTAAAAGTCAGAGACCGCACTGTGACCGTCTTTGACTTTTCGTTGTTTGGTGCTGCTGCAGCTGCTGCTATATATATCTTTATCTTTATCTACTTCTTCTTCTATTTCTGTCCCCGTTTCATTTCGTTTCTGAAACGTTTCGTGAAACGTTTCATTTTGAGAACTCGTTGCAATTTGTGGAAATACGTTTTTCTCCTTTTGCTTTCTGCGCCATTCTTGGAGACGTTTCCGGTCTTTTGCCCGGGTGATTTCATACTTATCAGGCGATTGGTACTTGTTCCAGTTCGGCAGACAATATACGCCATCGATGACCTCAATCATCTTGAGCCGCTGAAACGTTTCAAGAGCCAGCTTCATCGTGGCCGGGTCTCGCCCGAAGATCATTGCCAGCATATCAGCGGTATAGGGTACCTCACTGCTGATCCGTAGAATACCGTCCTGGCACTCCTTGCCGCAGTGCGTGAGGATTTGCAGCCAGATGGCTATGATTGTGTCCCCCGCTGGCATCTTCATGATCAGTTTGATTTTGCCTTGGTCGAAGATGTTGGTGGCCAATTTGATCCATTTCATCCCCTCGGCCATACAATCACCACCTTAGTGCGGAGGGAAGCCCCTCCGCATCCATCACTTGCCATCGTCAAACAGAGTCGCCTGTGCCCGATTGCCCTGGACGTACTCCTCGGCCTCAAAGAGTAGCGTCGCAACCCGCTTGCGGTCGGCGTCGTCCCGCATGTCCATCATGGGGATAGGCGGCAGGGCGATAGTGGCGTAGCCCTTGAGCCCCGGGCAGTAGAGCTTGCCGGTCATTTTGAGCACCTTGCCGTTTTTGGCAGACTCGGAGACAGAGACCGATGTGACAAACAGTCGGCGGATGGGGTCCTCTGCATTTAATGGAGTCACCTTCTCCGGGCTAATCATGGCGTGCTTTAAAAATACCGTGCGCATGGCCACCATTGCCGTGTAAAATTCCGGCCGGGGCAGCTCACTGGATGCCAGGCGGAGGGTGGAGCTTACGCCCTCACCCGTCTCCCGATAGTCGATGATGACTCTCTCAGTCCCCACGGGGCTGTCGATTTTAAAGATCTCGATGACTTTCTTGGCCATGATCATTTATCCCCCATTTCCTCGGCAGTAAAAGGCGCATCCGGGTCGATAAATACCTGCTTCTTATCGGCCTGTGCCTGCGCCTGCTCCGGCTCTCCCTGGTCGTCCATGCTGCCGGTGGTGTCGTAGACATCGCCCTCGGCGTACTGCATCTCGTTGGGTGCGTCGGCAGCCATATCCGGCATAATGTTAGTCTTGATGGTCTCGTCGGCACTCATCGCTCTCACAAACTCCGTAGACAGCGGGGCGTACTTGAGAGCCTTTTTGATGACAGTCTTTTTGGCCATCTCGTCAAAGTTGGTGGACCAGGGGCTAAAGCCCTTCTCGGCGGCCTTAGAAAATTTACGCATATGCTCCCGCACATCCTCGACGCTCATCACGTCAAAGCCATAGCCGCCGTCCTGTGTCCGCCATACTGCGTAGTAGGCAATGACCTGGCCCCGGTCTCTCATGGCCGGGACGTGGCGGAGCTTTGGCTCCAGCCCAAACTCAAACTCAAAGGTGTCATTTTCGTAGACCTCGTGGGCCTGGAGGTCCTTACCTCCAGAGCGGTAAAACAGAGACAGGTAGCCCTTATACCCCAGCTGGAATTGGCACTCCAGCTGCCCGTGGTTGCGGTATGGGATCAGGTAGGCCTGTCCCAGGGGTGTGTTTGGCTCCACTCCCAGCTGGGCGGCCTGCATCATGGCCCCCAGGAATGTCTCTGGCTTGCACTGCTGCAGCTGCCGATTGCTGGAGAGCGTGGTCAGGACAATCCGGGTAAAGCGCTCTGGAGCCAGGGCTGTCCCGGTCAGTGCCGCCTTGATCTGGTCCTGCATCTTGACCACCAGCCCCTGCATGCTCCGGATCGGTTCGTCCTTTTTGATTTCTGCCTGGCGTTTAGCCAGTCCTCCTTTAGTCGTTGCCATTGTCATCAGCCTCCTTGATTTTCAGCACACGGGTCGGTTTCCCGATTTTTTTACAGGCCTCATAAGCCTCCGGCCAGTCCTTGGCCAGCTTCTTCCTGTCGATGGTTGTTCTCCCCTCCTGGGGCTTCCATGTCACTTTTGCCCCGGCCGGAGTCATGCCCACCTCGTTGTCCTCCATCATGGCCATGATCTTGTTGTTGACCTGCTGGAGTCTTACCTTGCGATCATCGATGTCCTCGGTGAGGCTGCTCCGCATGGCCAGGAGCAAATCCATCTCCTTGGGTAGATCCACCACGTCAGAGCCTCCGCCCGGGTACCGCTCAATCAGGGCCTCTTTGGTCATCTGGCTGCCGTCGATCTCCGGCATCAGGTGCTGCTGGACGTTGATGGTCCAAAAGGCTTTCTCTCTCTTATAGAGCTCGTCAATATCCTCCTGGCAGCGGGGCACCTCTTTCCATTTAAAGTCCTGGCCGCCGATCAACACAGCGATGTACCAGAGCGGCTGCCCCGTGCACATCATGTAGTGCTGGCACTGCCAGTAGTAGGAGTCCGGCAGGTTGTCACCGTCCCAATCGGATGCTCTAAATGCATTGGTGGTCTTGATTTCCAGTCCGGCGTCCTCGTGCATCACTGCCCGGTCGACGTTCGCCAGCATCCAGGGGTTGCTGATGTGCCGCAGCATCCCCATGCGCTCCACCTTTTTGCCGGTCTCTTCGGTAAATTTTTTTGCGATCAGCGGTTCCAACTTCGTGCCCCAGTAGACAGGCCCTTTACTGCTGATGTCTTCCGCTTCCACCTGGCCAGTCTTTTCCAGCCACAGCTGGTACGGGCTTTTCCACGGGTTACTTCCCATGATGGTCCCGGCGTCGCTCCCGCCGATGCCGGACGCCCGGATCTTGAGCCAGGCGTCCCGGTCCTCCATTTGCTTGACGGTCATAATCAACTCGCAGTTTTTGATTTTCATGCTTTTTCCCCTCCAATGTGGTAAAATAGAGGCAACCTTACTTGCCAGAGTGAAGGTTCACCAGCCACCGGCTCCCACATGCCGGTGGCTTTTATTTTTGCTTTTTCAAGACAAACCATTTTTTCAGTATCCACAAACGATAAAGCCATATCAGCTGCTCGTATGTGATATAAGCCTGGTCTCTTGTTGTAACCATAATCACACCTCCTCGATAAAGGCCCGCCCGGCCACCTTAAAGATGTCGTACATCATGGCCATGGGGTTGTCCATGTTGACGTTGACCACTATCTCCGGCTTTTGACTCCGGACGAACTTGATGTGGACTGTCTCTGTATGAGGCTCATAGCTCAAAAACACATGGACATCAGCCGCTGCCAGTGCGGATTCCAGCTTTCCCAGGACCCGGGCCTTTTGCTCCGTATCCAAGGCACGCAGCCGTGCCAGCTCTTTGTCTTTATCCATTTTTACTCACCTCTTGTATCTAATCATGAGGACCTTCCCCGGCTGCAGAGCTCCGGGATTGTCCACGTCGTTGTCCACCCGGGCCCGGTCGATGATTGTCCGGATGTCCTCGCTGCTGTTTAGCTTGCTGCAGATGTCCCACAGGCTCTGTCCAGGCTGGACCACCCGTGATACCGTCTCATAAGGCCGCTGCTCCCGCTCCACAGCATCCACGCCGTGGCTCAAGATAGTCATGACACTCAGTGCCAGGACCACTGCAGCCAGTTTTTTACGTTTTGTCATGTTATCCCTCCTTATGAGTCTTGCCCGTGGCCAGCAGCCATGGGCTTATATCCAGGTGGTCTACGATGATCCAAAAGGACTGCAGGCTTATGACGCCACCTCGGCTGTAAGACCTGTAGGCTACATCAGATATACCGAGCTCCTCGGCAAAGTCAGCGATGCTTTTGCCGTGGGCCTTGCGGATGGCCTCCAAGTTGTCCCGGCAGATAGCCTGGTCGATGTCGGCCAGATGCACCGGCATCTCTACGGGCTCCTTGTACAGCGCCTGGATCGGGATACCCAGGATGTTCGCATACCGCTGTTTGGTGTCCGGGTCCAGAGCAATAAGCGCATACCGCTCGTAGTTGCTGATGATGGAGTGCGATCCATAGCCTAGCCGCTCGGCGATGTCCCGCTGTGAGAGCCCCTTACGCATCCGCCATAGCCTGGTGTTGTAGCGGAAATTGTCCTCCATGATGGACTCTTTCCCCTCCAGCTTCATTCCCCTCGCCTCCTCCCTGGGTGCTCAGCCAGGCCTCATACTCTGCTTGGTGGGCCTGGACGTAGTGACTGATAAAATCAATCAGATCATACATAGTCAGCCTCCGTCTCCTCGCTTACGCTACCGTAAGTTTCGGGGTAAAAAAATACCTGGATGCCATGGACTTATCCTCCTGCAAGGCGTCCATGATCTTGCAGATCTCTATTTGAGTAAATTCTCGCCGATTGTTGAGCTTCATGCTCAGCGTAGCCCTATCCATGCCTACTGCACTGGCTAGGGCTTTTTCACTTCCATACCGCTCCCGGATTTTGCCTCTCAAAACACTGTAGTCAAACTCCATATTTACACCTCCTCCGTAATTACGTTTTCGTAACTACATGTATATGGTATCACTATTTTTACGTTTTGGCAACTGTTTTTATAAATTTATTTATTTTTGATTGTGAAAACGTAACAGAAAGAGTATAATATATATGTAGTAATTGCGAGGAGGCGATTGCATGGATACCTTTGGTGGGAGACTTAAACAGGCCATGGAGGCCGAAAACATAAGCGCAAAAGAGCTGTCCGACAAGACCGGCATCAGTGAGGCGACTATATCGAGATACTTATCCGGGCAGTTTGTGCCAAAACAAAAGAGGACCTACGCCCTGGCCACAGCGCTAGGTGTTGATCCTGCTTATCTGATCTTTGGCACGGGAGAGCCGCCTAAACCAGTGGAGCCCTACTACCGGGATCCGGAGACAGCCCGCATGGCCCAGGAGCTGATGGACAATCCAAACGGACGTATCCTCTTTGATGCCAGCCGGGACCTGTCGCCGGAGGACATTAAGATCGTGCTCAACCTGATCAAAGGGCTCAAGGCGAAGGAGGGTAAGTGATATGATCATCATCACCTATCAGGACCTCCCCCGCCGGGTCCCAGCACTAGTCCACGAAAACGACGATGACAGCTACACCATCATCATCAACCGGTCCCTATCGGAGGCGGACCGGAAGGCAGCTGCCTGGCACGAGATCCGCCACCTCAAGGGCGGGGACCTGGGCGGCAAAGACGGGGCTGACGTCTGCAGCATAGAGTCAGCCTGTCACGGGTCCAGCCAGACATATCGGATTGCCGATGATCCAGAAATCTATATAAAGGACGGAGAGTGACGATCCGTCACCAGTCGTGACGATTTGAGGAGGATAGAAAATCATGAAAAAGATCATTATCCTGTTTACCATGCTTTTTACGATGCTGCTGCAGTCGGTGTCCCTGGCCGCCAGTCAGGTCAAAGTCATGCAGATCATCCGGGCACCCATGGCCTGGGGTAATGCCCAAAAGACTGCAGCCTACTTTGACGGCTCATTTAAGGCCATGTTTAAGGGCAAGGACGTGGAGCTGATGGACAGGCAAAAGACCAACCAGGTTGGCCGGGTATACTGCGAGGACAACCGGATCAAGGACATCAACAACGACGACTGCGCCAAGATCGGCCAGCGTGCCGGGGCTGACTATGTGCTTTTTGTGGCCTACAGCCTCAACAACCTGCGCCCGGGCACTGTCTTTAGCCCATCTCCCACCATGACCGGCACAGCATCCATCCGCCTGATCAGCGTCAAGGACGGACAGCTCAAGATCATGGAGGCCCAGGACTTTGACGGTAAAAAGTCGGAGGCCCGAGACGCTTATACCACCGTAGAGCGCAAGTTTACCCGGGACATCCGGGGCATCGAGCTCTAATAGGCAATAAAAAATCCCCACCCGTGAGGCAACACGGGTGAGGATACCACACAATCAAAGCGGAGGCTGATCATGTACAGATATTATACCATTTCCGCCTCCTGCATGCTATAGGAGGCTATTTTTTATGGGACGAAAATGCGTCATCTACACCAGATACAGCTCAGACCGGCAGCGGGAGGAGTCCATCGAGGGACAGATCCGGGTCTGCGAGGACTATGCCAAGCGCAACGGCCTGGAGGTGCTGCATATCTATGCGGACCGGGCCATGACAGGGAGATCCGATCAGCGGCCGGAGTTTTTGACGATGATAAAGGACGCTGCCAGCTTGACCTTTGATGTCGTCCTGGTCTATAAGCTAAACCGATTTGCTCGTAGCCGCTACGACAGCGCCAAATATAAGCACAAGCTCAAAAAATACGGTGTCAAGGTGGTCTCTGCCATGGAAAACATTGCCGACGACCCGTCCGGGATCCTGCTGGAGTCCGTCATCGAGGGCATGGCGGAGTATTACTCTGTTGAGCTGGCCGAGAACGTAGTCCGGGGCATGACCGAAAACGCACTGGAAGGCAAGTGGCCCGGCGGGATCGTCCCCCTGGGGTACAAGCTGGACGCTGACCACCACCTGGTCATCGATGAACCCAACGCTCTGGTGGTCCGCCGGATCTATCAGATGATCCTGGACGGTCGGACTCCTGCCTCCATCTGCCGCACCCTTAATGCTGAGGGCAAGCGGACGGCCACAGGCAGGCCATTTAATCACAACAGCATCACCAGGTTACTGAGCAATGAGAGGTACATCGGGACCTTTATCTGGAGGGATGTCCGCCGCACGGGAGTCGTCCCCCGCATCCTGGACGACAGGACCTTTTATGCTGTCCAGGAGCTCCGCAAGAGTCGGCAGCACCACAAAGGCGTAGCCAAACGGTCCGAAAACTACTTGCTCACGGGCAAGATCTTTTGCGGCCGCTGCGGCAGCCCCATGGTAGGCAAAAGCGGCACAGGAAAAGGCGGCGTCTATTACTATTACAACTGCCAGAAACACATCGATGGATCCGGATGCCCTGCCCGGCCCGTGCGGACTGACAAGCTGGAGGACCAGGTGGTCCAGGTGACCACTAAGATCCTGAGTCAGCCGGATGCCATCAAGGCCATCGCCCGGCAGGCCATAGCCATCCAAAAGGAGCGCCGGGAGTCGCTGGAAGTGCAGTCTCTCAAAGCCCAGGTAAGTGACCTGTCCAAAAAGCTGGACAACTGCTTAAAAGCCGTCGATAACGGGGCTTTTTCCGAGACCCTATGTAATCATATGCGGGAGTACGAAAGTCGGCTGAGAGACCTGAAAGCGGCACTCAGCCGGGCACAATTGATGGACAGAGGTGGCAAGCTGACGGAGCGGCAGATAGAGTTTTTCTTCTTTGCCATTTCCCGCCAGTTAAAAACGGAGCCACGATACAAAGAGATCCTCCTGTCATCCCTGGTCCGCTGCGTAATCGTCAACGACGACTCCATCGAGATCCAGTACAATTACAAAAAGGAACTCCCCACCCTGGCCAATCCGGTCAAGGTGAAGAGTTCGCATAAAGTTCTTATGGTGATCCGTTCGGAGGTCTGTGCGAACATCCGTTTTACGGTATGCCCAGACTATTTCTCAGTTTTGGTTGGGCGGGCAGCTTGATTGTCCTGGGCGATTCTCTCCAACTTCTCAACCACAAGGGCTTCCGCCCATCCTGGCGGAGTCCGTTTTCCAGACTCCCAATCTTGGATAGTCCGCCTTGGTATGCCAAGGACATCGGTTACACCCTGCTGACTGAGCCCGGCGGCTTGCCGGGCTTCTTTAATCGTTTTCATGACGGAACTCCTTTCAGTAGGTGGCGGGGCTGTTGGCCCCGCCCAGCTCGTTACCGATTTTCGTATTCTGCCAGCTTTTCGATGATGGCATCTGTGTCATCATCGGACATATCATACTCTTTCTGGATGGCATCCCGGTCTTTCGCTCTCCATCCTCCATCATAGAGGGCAGCAGCTTCGGTTTCCAGGTCTACCGGATCGGTGGCTGGCCGGTCTTCGATGTCATAGGTCAGATCATAGTCGGGGTTTTCCGGGTCATAGTTTTCCGGATAATCCACATCACTATTGGTTCCATCAAGATAACTTTTTGCATAATCAACCAGGTAGGTTACATCGTCAACCCGGAAGGCATCCAGGTCTTCGTTGTAGTTCTTCCCGGTGCAGGCGTCTTCGAAGAAGTCCCGGCTGAAATCTTCGCCGGTTTTCGGGCTCTTCAAAGTGATGTCCAAAACTCTGTTGTTGTCGTAAAATCTAGTCATTTTAATCTCTCCTTTTCTTCGGAGGGGCTTTCTTTTTTGTACCCCTCTCCTCTCTTCTTGTCTATATTATAGCACGCATTGCGTGCTAGCGCAAGGCTTTTTTATAAAATTTTGCAAAAAAATAGAGCCCCCAGGGTCATCCCCTGGAGGCGTTTCTACTTGCGGCTGATCCACAGCCTGGTGGCAATCATAGCCTGGTAATCCGTCAGCATGGTCCGCTGCAGCTTCCAGCCCAGGTAGATTTTCCATGTCCATTTCCCGGTGATCCTGGTTTCGTTTTTGTAGGACCAGACCAGGCCGGAGCGACAAAAGTACCACCCGTCCCCGCTCCGTGTCTTGATCGGGTACTGCTGGGGCCAGACCGTAGCCCCGAAGAGGTAAAAGGCAAAGCCATAGGCGCAGTTGCGATACAGCCAGTGGACCCGGCAGCAGTAGCGCCGGATCCGGTCAGCCAGTCCAAACGGCTTGATGAGCCGCTCTGTGTAGCGGATCTGGCCGCACTCCATCCTGTGCTCCTGGATATAGTGGTCATTCCAGTCGTAGCGCAGGCAGGATGGCATCCGGTCCACGTCCGTTTTGTTGTCCAGGGTGTCGTCCCAAGTCTGCCACATGCGCAACAGGCCAGGCAGCTCTCCCTGCTCGTCCGCAAAGAGGACCACCAGCCAGTTGGTCAGGTAGCACAGCACCATGCAGATCAGCTGCAGGGGCAGGTAAATCAGGTATCTTATCATATCGTCACCACTCCTTGATCGTATAGGTGATGGAGCCAGCCTCCACCTTGCGGCCCGTCCTTGTGTAGAGCATACCCTCCCAGCGGCCGTACTGGTAGCCAGCACCGATGTACGTCTTGTCGCCAGTAGTCATAGCCCCCACCTTGACCTTGTGGGGCTTGCGCAGGTTGACTTTATAGACGTCAACCTTTTGACGGTCGTGGTCAGCAGTCACCACCGTGCGGTCCGTCTTTTCCCTGGCTGCTGCCGGGACGGATGGCTTATCCTCCTGGATGTCTCTGGCCACGGTCTCAGCCCCTGCCGTCAGATCCGGAGCCTGGACATAGTAGGTCACCTGCGGCGTCGGCTGGGTATGCTGGATCCGGTAGATCTCCCTGGTCACAGCCTTGGCGGAGTCATCGGACAGCTTGAGCTTGTCGGCAGCCTTGACCGGATCCGTGGTGTCCTGATAGGGCATCACCGTCGGCCGCTCTTTTTGACGCTCTCGATGGGCATAAATCAGCCCGGCCAGCAGACTGATCACACAGAGGGCGATGACGGCCAGGGCGATTTTCCTTTTTTGTTCGGTGTCCATAAAAAATCACCTCTTATTTTGCGATTAGACAACTTTTATTTTGTTTTGCATATACTTTATTGCATATATGGCAAAAACCCGCCACATCGCAATCTTGTTGATGTAGCGGGTTTTAGTCCAAAAAATTACACAGTGTCACTCCACGACGGTCAACACGCAGCTGTTGCCGGAGTCAATAATCATCTGACTGAGCTCCTCACCGTCCGCATTTTGCATACGAAGGCATCCGTATGTGCCCTCCCATCCCTGGTACGGGGCAAACGGGTCGTCCAGGTCGCTGCCTCCCCCATGGATGTCTCTCCCCCTGGGGTCACCAGTGGTGATGTAAAACGTACCGTAGCCAGGGCCATAGGCCGTAGTGATCTCAGCGCTTACATCCGGATAGGTCCCATCTGGCAGAGACTCACGTGGCTCTCCCTCGCTATTGTATCCGGCAAAAAAGTCGTCGTGGCAGGGCCAGGACTTAATGACATTATAATCCTCGTCCATGGCGTAGATCGTCTGGCGGGACCGCTGAAATTGGATCTCCTTTAGCATTTGCATTACCTCCCTCTAACTGATCAGGTATACCATTGTGGTTACGGTCGACAAAGTTTGCAGCCACCATCAAAATGACGGCCGCAAAGCCCTTGCTCCCCATGCTGTTGATAAAATCAATCAGTTTGGGCAGGTCTGGCTTGCCTGTCGTATACCACAAGTAAATCCAGCCGGTCATATACAAGACCAGGCTGGACAGTAAAAAAAGCATATAGACAATGACCAGGCCCATGGGCAGGCCCTTGATGCGGACCTTACCGGCCTGGGCGATAAAACCTAGAATCGGTTTAAAAAAATTAGCCATGACCCACCCGCTCCTCGATGCTGTCGATCCGGTGGGTGTTACTCTTGCTCCGATCCTCCACGGACTGGAGGCGGACCTCCATCTGCTCCCGGTGGGCCTTTTCCTCGGCCAGCGTTGCATCCAGCTTATCAAGGCTCCTCGTCACCCGGTCCAGGACCACCTGCAGAGGCGCCACCGTAGACCGGACCATATAGAGGATTGCCCCGCCGATGAGCCCCAGGATGGCAGCTGCGTCTCCTAGCGATACATCCATACTCTTGACCCCCTTTGTTATCATCTCCAGTGTAGTAATACATATCTAGGAGGTTGATTTTGATGCGTTTACCAAATGGTTTCGGATCTGTTTACAAGCTCCAGGGGCACCGGCGGCGCCCTTACGTCGTCAAGAAGACCATTGATGGTCGGCAGCGTGCCCTGGGATATTTTGAGTCGTATCAAGCTGCATTCGAATTCCTTGTCCATGTAAATCACTGCACACCATCCCGTCAAGTCACTTTTACTGCCGTCTATGCCGCATGGAGCCAGAGGCACTTCCCGGATGTTTCGGCATCCAGCCGGTCGGCCTACTCCATCAGCTACAGGCACCTGAGTCCGCTCCATGCCATGCCGTTTTCTTCCATCGCCTATCCTGATCTGCAGAGTGCCATGGACGCTGTCCCAGCCGGTTACTGCACCCGTAAAAAATGCCGTGTCCTGCTGAGCCAGATGTATAAGTACGCCATTAAAAACGGCATCGTTGACCACGATCTGAGTCCATTCGTGGAGCTCCCGAAGCACGTGGCCGTCTACAAGAAGAAGCCGTTCACAGCCAGGCAGATAGGCAAGCTATGGCGGTCGCTGGCTGTCCCCGGCGTTGCTGATGCCCTTATCCTCATTTATACAGGCATGAGGGTCGGAGAGTTTATAGCTTTGCGTCCAGCAGATATCAACGTCCGGCAGAGGTACATCGACATTAAGCAGTCAAAGACGGCCGCTGGGATTCGTAAAATCCCCATCCATCACCGCATCCTGGACATGCTCACGGAGCGGAAAGAGGCGGGGAGTATCTGCCCATGCCCAACTTACGACAGCTTTCGTCGGCTCTGGGATAAAGCCATGAACGCCGTCAGGATGAAGCACACGCCGCATGAATGCCGTCATACCCTGGCCACCTTGCTTGACCGGGCAGAGGTCAACGAAACGACTATCCGGATGATTCTGGGGCACGCCAGGCCGGGCATTACCAAAGGAGTCTACACACATAAGACTCTAGCTGACCTGCGGAAGGCCATAGACCGTGTTTAATGCGTGATTAACCCGGGCTAGTAATATTGGTAGGAAACCGCTTTGGGATTAGCTGTGGCTGTGTGCTTAATGCGGTTTTAAATGGTTCTTGTCAAGGAGATAAAGCGAGGTGAAATTGACATAAAATTGCTTTCTCAGGTATCCACCGATGAACTGCCAAAAATTTCCGGGAGCGTTTCGTCTTTGATTAGATGGAACACTGATAAAACTCAAAGTGGCGTTTTAAATGCCGTAGAAGGCACATCAAAATTTCCTTCAACGCAAAGTGAAAATACCTCAAACTCCACCGTTTCTATCGAGTTTGGCAAGAACGTCGCTCATGAAAACCTGTCTCCCTGCGTGGCGGCCTATGTGTGGAGGCGTACCGCATAGCCACCGATGAGCTGCCTACGGCAGTACACCTTAACCTGCTGAATGTAGCTGAGGACGGTGGAGAACCATCATGTGGCCTTGATGAATCGAGCGGTGCTTATAGAGGGCGCCCCGTCGTGACAGCTGCCACTGGTGATGGCTATGGTAGGGGTGTTGCTCACCAAAACACACCGCTGTCTATTGCCGCTTTCGGCTGGAAACGCACGGCCTAGGCGGTCCTACGCCAGCCATAACAGGCGATGGATGGGGGCAAGGTGTTATGTGGTTGATTGCCACCGAATTCGAGGTGTAAAACATCCGTGTTAGCGGTGGCCGATGGTCCATTTTGCATAGTCCCTCCCCATTTGCTACCACTATTTTGGACGAGTGAAAAGACTCCGGATTCTTCTCCTTTATCGTTAAGATTACCCACAATATTGACGCTCCCGTTGAACAACCGGAACTGGGCATCGCCTTTAATCTTCGGCAACTCATCGGTGGTGAGCTGATGTTTCCGTTCACCGTATTTTTGACCCGCTGTATAGGTGTAACTACCAAAAGAGTCGCTCCCCGACCCCTGTGCAATCAGCGTGTAGCCAGCAGGAAGGGACTCCCACGTCCCCCCGAAAAGGGTAGCCGGGCTCGTGCTGTCGTTGCTCCAGTAGTAGGAACCCACAGGGTGGGCGTCCAGTTTGGCCGCACTCACTGCCGTGCTAATGGCCTGTTCGTAGGCCGTTTTCTGTTTGGCCAGGGCATCGGCCAGGAGCTTATGCACCCACGCCGTGGTAGGTACCTGGCCGGAGTTCTCGCCGTTGGCCGGGTCAGAAGAGTAGACTGCGCCCCATTTAGCCGTAGAGGTGCCCAGGGAGCCTTCTCCGTCCCCGTTCGGCACGATTGCTCTTGTTGTCATTTGCTGTCACCATCCTTCTTTTCATCAGCTTGCTGGTCCGGCTTATAAGCGATGCAGGCCGGGTTTACGCACTTACCGTCCGCCAGCTTGTGGGCGCAATACTCACAGCGTTTCGGGAGCTTAAACATTCTCCATCGCCTCCTTGTATTGGGCTTGCAGGTCCTTGAAATCGCTCCTGATGCTCTCTTGTGCTTCTGTGTCTCCGGTCAGGAGAGCTACAGCCATGCTGTCGGTCAGGTTCTTCACAGCACTGTCATAGTCGGCCTTGAGGGCTGCTTTCTGGTCTTCTTCCGTCGGTTCAGCCGGTGGCACATAGGTGCGTTTGGCCTGGGCATCCAGCAGGTCCTGGATGCGGTCACAGTAGCCGCTGTAGGTGCTGTTGGGATAGGATAAAAAATCCCCATCCACCACGCAGCACTCCTGTGCATCGTCATAGATGACGGATTCCGGGACGGATACTGCCCCGGCGTCTTGCAAAAAATTATCGACGGTATCGCTGTACTGCTTTTCGCTTTCGATGATCAAAACGCTGTTTTTTAAAATCTGGAAAACACTCATTATTTCATTCCTTTCTATCTGTTGATGAGATGCCAGCCCATAGCCACAGTGCCAGCTGCAGCACCAACGGAAATCACTCTCACGGCTATAGCCGAACGAATCCGGCGAATCCTGATAAAGCGGCAACAGGCTCCGGTGCAGGGCACTGGGAAAACGTGGACACGGACGCTGCAGGGAACCACTCTCATACAATCACAATATCTTCCACTGGCGGTAATGGTAGCCACGAAAACAGACAGCCTTATGTAGTCGTGAATTTCTGGCGGCGTACAGCTTAATCATGCGGTTCTGCGCCAGAAGTTGACCACCGTGTAGGGCTGACGGTTCTCATGCGGGCCGTTCCCTCCGGTGACGCCGATGGTCACAGTATGAGCGTGGGCACCGTCTGTGCTTGTGTTCCACAAGGCATTATCCCAGTCGCCGGTGCCGATGTCTTCGAGGCCGAAATGAGAGTTAGACGAGTCGTAGAATCCGTATACAGGATTTTTGTACTCGGTGGATTTTTCGCCCATGACGCCATGATGGTGCGCCCCGTTCGTGCTCACGCTGGCGCTGTGCCCGTGGCTGGGCATTTCATCAACAGAGAGTGGGTGCTTGACTTCGCCGCCTGTGGCCCCGTTGGTGTAGGTGTACGTCACGTTGTTTTCGGTGTACGTCCCTGCGCCCATCAGTACACGGCCTGCAGCATAGCGTTCCCATGTGGTTCCTGCCCACAGCTGGTTCGGGTTTTGGTCGCCAGTGGTAGTAATGACAAATCCCACCGGATAGATGATGTCGATGATATCCTTAACAGACCTCTGCTTGACCTGCTTCCAGGTGCCGTCAGCGCCCAGGTAATAGTTGTCCTGCATGCCTTTTTTAGGCTGAGGAACAAAACCCCGGACGCCGTCGAACGTGCTTGTGCAGCCGATTACATCGGAGTGGGCGTTTTTATCGGTCAGATGGGCGTTAAAGTCGGACCTACTGACGTTGTCTTCTTCATTGATGTAGACCGCAATGTTGGTGGCATTGGATACGGTAAAATATGCTCCCATCTGCAAATCGTCCATGGGCGTATCCTTAGACGGCAGCCAATCTTCTTTCCCCGCATCTGCATAAAAATAGCCGAAGAGCAAGTTCTCTCCGGCGTATCCGTTCCAGCCAGTATCCTGGTAGTAGTTTGATTCGACGTGGGCAATCACGCCAACTTCTGACAATTTGAAGCCCGTTGTCACAGTGCTGTTGCTGTATTTGCCCAGAATCCGATAGCGGGCTTCGCTCACATCGGCATTGGTGACCACTCCGATATCGGAAATGGTCGCCTCGATGCGCTTGCTGACCACAGCGGTCAGGGACGCCACCTTACTGGCATCCGTAGGCCTGCTATCCCCAATGTCCATGCGATCAAACACCAGGGGCTTCTGCATGGCAGCGGCCAGGGCAATCAGCTTCATACCGTCTTGTGTGACGGTAATATTATGGAATTCAGCCATTGTCTCACTCCTTTTCTAATTAATCGTTTTGATGTTCCCATCTTCGCTGACGTAGAAAATCCCGTCCGTAGCTCCGATAGGAGCGGATGAACAGGGACTGATGGTCGTAGGCGTGGCGTCTAGCACTGCGTTGGTCTTGACTCCATCCGGGGTTGTCTGGATTTGCCCATCCCCGTTGACGTAGTCGATGGCCTTGTCCAGCCGTAGCACGCTTTGGCCGGTCAGCTTGTCACCTTTCAGCCTGCCCATCTCCATGATGGTCCTGGCCGGACGAAGCACAGCGCCGATGTATTGGCTGCCGTTGACGTAGGTCTGATAGATGTATCGCCAGCCAATGTGGGCTGGCATAAACGTCCGGATGGCCTTGTCCATCTCCTCAAAAGACAGTACGCCGCCATTCGGCAGGTAAATGTCAACGCTGTACTGGTCTGGATGGTCTACCACACGGCTGGACTTATCGGACGTGAAGCTGTTGATGGTCCGTTCCAGGAATTCTTTGGTGACGGTCTGCGTGCCGTTCATCTTTGCAATGATGGCCGCCCGTCTCACTGTGTAGGACAGCTTCTCGTCCGTGGGAATTCCCAGGAAAGTTTCCCAGTCAGACAGCCCCCAGGTGGCCTCATTGACGTAGCACTGCTTCCAGGCGTCGATGATATCCAGCCAGATGCGCTTATGTTCGTTACTCTGGGTGTCCAGCCAGGATTTAAAGGTCGGGTCGTTGATGAGAAACAACGGGAGGTACTTGCTGACGTCCGGGTCGCTGTCTCTCAACAGTCTGAAGTTAGGCATTTAGCACCACCTCCACGACGCTCGGGATTTGGTCAGTATCCACGCCGATGTTTGCTGTGGATCCATTGATGGTGAGGTTGTCATAATCTTCCACCTGTGTCGTGTTGCTGTTCTCGATGATCAGCTGGCCAACCTTCGCATAAGATACCTTCTTTTCCGTGTATTGCTTGCTCAGGAAATATTTGTTGAGGACCTTCTTAATAGCATCGGCATCTCCCCCGCCTTTGGTTGGCGTCAAAGCGATGGTCAGTCCCAGCACGGACGGAGCGATAACGGACACGTCAGCCCCGATGGGGTGCATGCTTTCCACCTTTTTCGTCACCCTGGCCAAAAGGTCCGGGCTGGCAGGCTGTCCGTTAGAGTCAGTCACCAGCAGCTTCACCGTGCCATTGCCGTTCCAAAGCGGTACGACGGTGATATGCCCGACGCCTTCCACGGACGTTCCCCATTCGATGTAGTCGTTCATGTTCCCGCTGGTGGCAGGCTGCTGGACCTTAAACAGCAGGCGCTCACGAAGGGCATCGTCCGTCTCTTTGTCGTACCCGTCATGGGTAGCGGCTGCATTGGTCACCTTCGTGATGCCAGGGATGCTCATGGGGATGATACTGATGGCACCGGCGGCCACATTGCCTTTCGTGCCATATTCCACAGCCTTCACGGATACGTCAGCGGACGTGGTGACCGTCACTGTCTCGGTGGCGGAAAATTCTGTACCGTCCTGTGTCTGAAACAGGGCGCCCTGCGTCACAGTGCCGGACCCGGACACGGTCACAGTTCCCACAGCCTGCACAGCCGCCCGGCGGTAGACCCCGTGCTCCTCTGCAATTTTCTCAAGGTAGTCGCCCCAGGAAGTCTGAGCGAACCCGGCTTCGTTCACCAGCTTTAGTTCGGCGTATGTCTTTTCGAATTCAATGCTGGTGGCGTTGATGATGTCACGCCCGAACGACCCTTCGATGGTGGAGTTGGCATCCAGTTTAGCCAGGTCACTGGCCATCCGGGCCTGAATTTCGTCCTTGGTGTACGTTTCTAAAATTTCAATCACCTCCTACGGTGACAGTCGTAGATCCGTAGACGCTTGTGAGATTGACGGTCAGGGTCAGATTCTCGCCTTCCCTAACGGTCGTCTCAATGGCGTCCACGCTCTTGATATATGGGTTCACCAGGAGCCCGTCCTTGATGTACCGCTTGATTTCCGTGGCGCTGATGGAGCTGTTCGGCCTTGTGCCGATGAAGCGTTCCAGCTCCACGCCGTAGTTCCCCTCGGCGTTGTAATCGCCGTGCAGGTACGCCAGGTAGCGGTAACGCTCAGTCCGTAGTGCTTTGTAGACCCACACCTTCAGGGCTTCGTTCTCCATGACCACCTTCAGCCGTCCGTCATGATCGTGGACGAAGGTGTCATGGGCGAAGTCCCAGGCCAGTTCCTGCAGCTCAGGCAAGTTGGCCGTGTAGCTCTTGGCCGTCTGGGTGACAGGTCCGGCAATGAATGGATTCATTAAAATGCACCTCGATTCGGTCTCACGATTTTGTCCATGATGATGTACTGCTGACTGGTGCCGTCTTCACTCTGGCAGGGCATGATGGCCACCTTGTCGCCAGCCTTCAGCGTGTCGGTGGTAATCCAGGTCTCGCTGTAGTAATGGTTCACTGGGTGGCTGTGGCTAGCGTATTTCGCTTCACCGCTGCCGCCGGTGACTTCCTCCGTGGTCGTCTTAATGTTGCCTTCAGCAGAGCGCTTATACTGAGTCAGCAGATATTCGCTGATGTAGCATTCAGCGGATTCCAAGACCATACCCTTGTATTGCACCTTGATATTGGGAGGCGGGTCGATGACGGTGCCGATCTGGATGGTCGGGGATTGGCAGTTACGGCCTACGCCCTGGACCATGCCGAAGAATTCGGCATATGGGTTTTTCTTCACATTTCACCACCTCCTAGAACATAGACGTCTTGATGATTTTCGTGGGCGTCAGGTCCCCCATCTCGTTGTAATCGGAGCCATGGACTACCATGTCCTGACTGCTGCTGTTGCCGATGTAGCCACCGTTGCCGTCATAAATGACCACGTGGTCGTTGTCACCGTAAACGATGACGTCGCCCTTCTGCAGCTGGCTACTGTCGAAGTCGATGACATTGTCACCGGCATCGGTGCAGAGGGTATCCACATTCACCACGCCGTTGTTGCATTCCTGGGCCAGAAAGGGGCTATAGTAGGAGCCAACCTTGGTGGCGGCTTCCACACAGCCTTCGGTTCCGTTATCCATGGTGCAACCAATCCAGGCATCAGCGCCGTTGTCGAGTCCATCCGTATTCACGCTTGTGCCACCTCCTGCATTGCCTTCGGTCGTGATTTGTTCTTTGGACTTATTCGGATCTAAATACCTGAGCGACAGCTTCATCTTATGTAAGTTATTCTCAATGGTGTGGCTGTCGTTGATAATCAGGAACGTCCCTTTGAGCTGCTCTTCCTGGATGACGACAGCGTACCCGGCGATGCATTGGACGTTCCCCAGGGCCTCCACTTCACTCTGTTCTGTGGTTCCCTTGAGCATTGCCTTAGCACTGGCCTGGGTATCCTGCTTGTTATCGACCTTGTAGACGTCCTGGATGGTTCCATAGACGTCAGCATTGGTCTTGTTTGTCACGGCTCCGATGATGTGGCCGTCCTTGTCGGCAATCTCGACACGGTTCACCATGTCTTCGATGCTGGCCGAATGGCTGGCTGTCATCAGGTTCGTCATGTCCGTGATGATATAGTTCTCAATCACGGTATCCGCCCGCACCACGTTCAGCTTTTCCGATGCATCCAGGTACACATGGTAGCTCTTGCCGGACCGCTTCGTCCCTTCTTCCAGTGCCTTCTTGATGATTTCCGTACCTGTCATGCCGTCGGCCACAAAGTCCACCGTATACGTCAGGTCGTCGGCCACCCTGCCCAGGGTCAGGCCCTGCTTAGAGGCAATGGTGGTCAGAACGTCTTTGACGGGCACCTTGGAAAATTTCAGGGTGTATTTCGACTTCGCCAGGTAGATCAGCTTGTCATAGGCCACAAATTCCATCTCGAAGCTGCTGGACTCTCTGGACTGCATAAAAATCCGCCCTTTGAACAGATTGAACTGGCCACCTGCGCTGGGGTCGATGCAGTACAGCTCTACTTCATCGCCCAGGGTAATGGTCGGATTCGTCCAGTTCGGGTCTTTCGTGGTGTAGGCAATCTTGAAGTTCAGTTTCCGTCCCGCCTGTTCCAGGTCACCGGACCACTCATAGGAGATGACCCACGGGGTCAGGTCCACACCGGTGGTGACGTTCAGCAGATTAAAGGATTCGGTCATTGACGTTCACCCCGCTTGCGGCCACCTTGATAAGGTCACCAGGCTTAACGCCGCCCTTTTTCACAGCCCTGGAAGCAGCTTCCAGGTAACCGATGGGGCTGGTCGTCCCGCTCCGGGCAGCCTTGCCGATGGCTTTACCGATGTTTCCGGCCATGTCATCGTAGCTGTTGGCGGTCGTAGAGATGATGCCGCCGGTCCCCACCATGGTATCCGGACGACTCTTCAGCCCTGTCAGTTCGTTGATTTTGTCGTTGCTGATGCCTGCAATGTAGCGGTATTCCTTCAGGTCGATATGGAAGAAGATGTCGTAGGTGCCGTCCTGGTATCCGTATTTGAAGCTGGAAATGAGGAAGGAGAAGTCGATGGGGCTGTCCGGTACGGTCAGCTGAACCACCGTCCCTTCCTGACGCCAGTTCTCGATGGTATACACGTAGTCGTCGGGGGAATCCGGGGTCGTGTCGCAAAAACTGTAGTCCTGGGCCGGGAAAATCCCATCCAGGCTGATTTCGTGGAGCCCCGTCTTGCCTGGCATGTTGTATTCGCCGTCATTGTTGATGGTGACGGTGCTGTTGTTCTGGCTGACGCCGACTTCCACGGATTCCGGCATGATGGGCAGGGTCAGGGAATCGCCACCGGCGCTCAGGATGACGCTGTTCACGTCACCAGAGACCAGCCCGGAAACGAGTCCGCTCCAAAAGTTGTTCATTAAATCGCCCCCTCCATCTGGTTGATTCCGTACTGCTTGAGTTTGAACATCATCTTTTCCATGATCCGGTCGATGTCGGCATCCTCACGGACCACCAGCTGGTCGGCCAGTTTCGGGATGGTAATGGTCAGGTTGCCGGTGTGGCGGCCACCATCACGCTGCCCTCTCATGTATTCCTGTTTCAGCGATTCATCGTGCGGGATGATCCGGGTGCCGGTGGGCACGTCCAAGATTTCACCGCCCTGTTCGTTGATCCGGGTAGGACCGCCAGCCCAGCCAGGAGTCCCGATAGCGTGGCCACCGCCCAGGCTGAAGCTGGGCAGATGGATGTTGCTGACAGCCTCCTTGATGCTATTTACCTTGTCCAGGAGGCTGTCAGCAACAT